GCGCTGAGCGAGTGGCTAGATAGAGATGAACTGGTAGTGCATGTGTGCGACGATAAGGAGTGCATAGAGTGGGCGGAGAATTGGGGGTGGGTGAAACGATGAGCAATTGGAAAAAGTATGAACATGGGGAATATATCGTCTGTACGGATTGCCTGGAGAACGAGAACGAAGCCCTGCGCGCCGAACTCGCCCGGCTGCAAGACAAAGCCGATGAACTCGACAACCAACTGACCGGCGCTGAAGAAGCCCTGGCTACACTGACTGAGAGCATGGTCAACGATGAGTTGCGGCGGGAGGTGGAGAGGTTGAAGTCTTTGTTGATTGTTATTGCCGACAAGGCCATTGTTACTGACAGCAACGGAACCTTTTGCACGGTATGTGATGGATTTGATCAGGATTACGAGGGGGTGTTTCACAAAGATGGCTGCGCGGTTGAATTAATACTTGCTATGAAAAAAGGCGATGAGAAATGAATGAAAATTATCTAACGTACACAAAACAACGCCGGGGGCAGGCTCGCGATAGATCGGCTATGGCGGCGATGATAGATATTGATTCGTTTGTGCTTGCATTGGATGACATTGAATTTCTCGAAACAAAAGTCGCCCGCTTGCGGCATGCTATGCGTGAGGCAGTCGATAACTGCGAGACGTGCCGAGGCGAAACCGGTAGCAGGCGCTGCGCCCTGGTCGATGAGGCGATTAGACTGAAAGGCGGTGAGAGATGAGTGAAGAACTGAAACCATGCCCGTTTTGTGGAGGAAATGCCCTCAGCACGCTGGATCCTGAAAAAATAAGTTGTGATGATTGTGGTGGTCGAATGATCTATTACTACAACTTATCTGTTGACGAAGAATGGAACACCCGCCCACTGGAAGATGCCCTGCTGGAAGCGTGCCGGGCGGCGTTTGCTTTTGTCGAGATGCACGCCGAGAGAGAGGAAGAGCCCGGACCCGTTGCTGAACTACGCGACCTACTCCGTGTCACCATCCAGAAAGCCGAGGCATAGCATGACCGACGACCTGTACTGCCTTCAGGGCGACGACCCCCGCCACGACCTGCCCGCCGATACGCCCTGCTGCGGGTTCTGCGGGTTGAGTGATTTGGATGCGCTGAGCGAGTGGCTAGATAGAGATGAACTGGTAGTGCATGTGTGCGACGATAAGGAGTGCATAGAGTGGGCGGAGAATTGGGGGTGGGTGAAACGATGAGTGAACAAGACACATGGGAAACCTGTAAACATGGGCATTACGTTGCTTGCATTGATTGTCTGCGAGAGGAACTTGAGCGGGTAAACGGCTATGCCAACAGCGCCGATGCCGTGGCTGATGGACTGAGGCTGGAACTTGGCGAGACACAACGGGAAGTGGAGAGGTTGACTGAGGCGAAGGCCGCCCTGCGCGCCGAGGTGGAGCGATTGCAGGCGGAAAGTGGCGCATGGAAAGACCAATATATTAAGTTGTGCAATCTACTTGGGCTGGAAGATCCATATCCAGAGGCGTTGACCTTTGAAACCATCATTGAAATTGTAAAGAAGGATTTACATGAACGAAAAAATTGACCAACTAATTAATGCGCTTGAGATAGAATATCTCGAATCAACGGGAGTAATGATACAAGAGGGATGGGGCGCTATTCGTGACAGAACCAAAATCATCGAGGCAAGAAATGCCCTGTGTGCCGAGATTACCAGGCTGACCCAGCAACTCGCCGAACTTGCCGAAGCAGGAGGTTCATATCACGCATCGCACGTCATGTTTCGGGATTGCTTCCAGGAGAAGTATGGCACGACACCAGAAGCAGTATGGAAAAACTTTATGGATTTATTACGGTTGGCAAGACAGGAGCGGGAGGTGAAATCGTGATATTGACAGGCGAAAAACAAGCAGTTGAAACAGTTATACAGATGGGTCGTCAATACGGCTTCGGCAACCTGATTGGCCATCTCAAACGTGCGTGGGCTTTGATGCTCATCGAAAATTATAACCAGTCATGGGATAACGCTGTAGCCGCAACCAATGTCGATGCGTATCCGCAAGATTATGCCCCATTCAAAGAGGGTGATCATTTCACCGCCTTGATTGCAGATAAGGCGTGGGACGAAATAAGCGCCATGTCACCCACTGAACTGGATGAGTATTTGCGGAAACACAATATCATGCCAGATGAGGCACGCGCCCGGTTTCGGATGGTTGTCGCTAACCTGCTGGAAGAATTACGTCCGACAGTGAGCGACCTGCTGGTCCCGTGGGATTGAGAGGGCGGATGACCTTGGCAGTTATGGCGCATTTTCGCATTGCGCCATTAAATGTGCCAATCCTCGGCATACTATGGCATTGGGCACCTAACCCCGCACACCCTGGCAGCCGCCGGGGTGTTTTGCTAAATTGGGCTGAAAGTGGTCGATATTGCCTATTGACAAACGTATACCTATTTGGTATACTATATTCAACAAACACAGAGGAGCGAAAAAATGAACATCAAACTGCAAACCACAACCGGAACCTACACACTGAAAGACGCTGAAAACAAACTGTACTGGGTGAAAGAAGATGGGCGCAACCTCCTGAAAAGCCGCGATATCAACGCCGCCCTGAACAGCCGCAACATGGTTGTGAGCGATTACATCTGGGACGTAATGCAGAAAACCATCGCCAGTAGCATCGTTACCGAACAGGCTTCAGTAGCGCCGGTAGTTCCCGCAGCAGCCCAACCGAGCCAGCGCCAGCTCGATTACATCTCCCTCCTGGAGCAAAAATACCTGCGCTACAACGGTTGCACAGTAGAGCAGATGACCGGAAAGCCCCTCACAGCCCCTACCACCAAACAGCAAGCCAGCCAGCAGATCGAGTGGTTAAAAATCCAGTTCGCATAAAAAGGAAAACATGAAAACACAGATTCACATCCGGGCGAGCAAGCTCACCGTAAACCAGATCGAAAAATTACTTGAAAAAACGGGCATGACCCAAACCGAATTAATTTCAACTGCTATTGATAGGCTTTATACACAGGAGATCACCATGAACACATACTATCTGACCTACTCAACGGATGGCTTCGGGGACTGGAACGATACCCCCGCAGATAAAATCGCAGCCACCATCCAGCGCTATACTGAAATCGCTTCAGTCGCCATCGAGCAACAGTTCCCCGGTGTGCATGTCGAACCGGTAGAGAACGGCGCATCCGTAAAACTAAACGGCTCCAACCCACAGGGTGGATTTATTGATACATGGGTTGATGCTCACTGGGTTGATTGGCTCGAACAGGCTACTGAAGAAATTGGATAGCCGCAGACACCCCACAGCCGCCCCTGACCCGGGCGGTTTTGTTTTTGCCGTAATGTTTTCACTCTTTTGGCATTAAATCTCAAATGGTGTAAACCGCCGAAAGAGTGAAAATTACCGTGACACATTCCGCCAAAAGTGTTACACAAACCGATTAGTGTATCAAAAGTGTTATACAACCACGCTTATCTGATGCGCCAAATAAGCATCATGTGCACAAAACGCCAAAATGTAGACATGATACACAAACCCCGCATCACTGCGGGGCTGTGCTTGCCTGTCTGCCGCCAACGTGGTTAGTTGGTTAGGCTCGTCACCCTACGGGCGATGTCAACGCCGTGCTTACGCAGATGGGCAATGGCTGGTATCGCATAACGATACCGTGACTCCTTCCACGCGTGGTGGACGAGCAATAAAAGGTGTGTCACGCATGTTCCGTTGGATTTATTCAGCCAACCCCACCGAGAACCCTGCCCGGTAATGCGCCTGGGGGACGATGTCGCCGGAGGGAGTACCGGCGTCAGGGGCTTTTCAGATTCCGTAGAAAGACACACCGCTCCCAGTGGAGCAGGTAGGATTCGGACCTACTCAGGCTTTCGCCATCTGATTTACAGTCAGGCGCGCCTCTCCATCTGCGCCGCTGCTCCAATAATATAATCGTAATTTGAATAATCCTAATTTGCTTAATCCTAATTTGCTTAATCCGACACATCCTCCGTGCCAAATTGTAATTTAGCCTATCCTGTACACATTCGTACTTTCCTACTGCGATAATATGCCTCAGCCTAATTATCGCAGTCTGCAACGATCTTACTGCATATTCGGCATGACCGCAGTAATATTGTCCCGGTACACGACAACCGAGTGTTTGCGCTCGCTGTCATACACCTCATGCCGGGTCAACTTACCCTGCTTGACATAGCTATCCAGCAGCCTTGCCGCATACCTCTCCGTCATGCCGTTGTGCAGCGCCTCCGCATACTGGCGAGCGTCGATGTCGCCAGGTTGGCGTATAGGTGGCGCAAGTGCGACCAGTTCAGCGAGTAGGGTGCTTGCTTCGGTATCAGATATGTTCATAACGCTCCTTTGGCCACTTCACCCGGGGGCATATCCACCTTGCCGCCCCATCCTCAACGACCACGATAAACACGCCGATGTCAGGCGGCCGGTTGCTGTTGTTGGTCACTTTGACGCCGTAGGTCGTGCGCATCTGCATTGCCGGGCAGATCACGCCGGTAACGTCATATTTGCCCCGCTGGATGCGTGCGTTGATAAATTGGTGCCAGTGTGCGCCGATGATGTAGTCAGGCACGTCCTCACCCTGCTCGAGCAGCTCATACAGCATCGAATTAAGCTTGCTGGTGGCTGGTCCCTCACGCGTCCACGCCATGCGCCCCACCCCCAGCCGCTGATGTGCGCAGTCAAAACGCACCCCGTCGACGGTAAACTTGAGCCGCCCGAACACGCCCCGCCCACTCATATCTTCGTTGATGCGCCGTTCGCTCTGCGCCATCTCGCCGGTGTGTAAAGGCGTGCCGCTGATGAATTGCAGAACGTCGCTATCCTTGAAGCCAACATGCTTGAGCGTCCAGTCCATCGCATCGATAAAGATGCGCTCCTGCTCCTCAACCCTTGCCGTCAGCAGCTCGCTCGTGTCGTGGTGTTTGCCATCCACGCAGTCGCCCATGACGGTGATAACCAGCCGGTCAGCGTTGAGCGCCTTGACGGTATCCCACGCCTCGACCCACTGCCGCCAGATGATGCGCTGGGTACGGCTGGGGGTGTATGTGCCTTCTGTATCCAGTTGCCATGGTTTGTCCCGCATGAGCCCGACGGTGGATCCACAGTGGGGGTCGGCGGGGAAGGCTAAGACGGATCTCATAATTACGGCTGTGGGGTTGGGGGGATAAGATAGATCACCGGCTCGGGTGCTGGTGCCGGTTCAGGCTTTTTGAAATACCTGATCCAGATGTCGTGTATGTAGTTTGCGCCTCTACCAATTGACAAGCCTGTCAGGATAATGCCCATTGGATGTTCAGCTACAGGTATCCCAACAAATTCACCCATCAGGTACACAAGGTCGAAGCGGTAGACGAAAGCGCCCATCACGCCGATCAGCGCAGACACATACATCATGCACCATTTCCATTTCGTCAGCGCCGGAACGTTAGCAACCAGCGCCCCAAAGAAGTACTCAGTGAGGCTCTCGACTAGGAAAGCCACCAGTAGGATAACTGCAAGAATAGCCAATATAGTCATAGTTCGCTCCTTATGATCTAGTCAAACCCAATGCGCCGAGGATCATCATCACCACGGCGATAATCGCATCCCAGCGGTTAGAGGACTTGCGCAACTCACTGATCTCGTTGCAGTTGATCTCGGTCTTGATCTCCAGCCTGTTATGGTTGACGTTGAGTGTGTTGTAATATTCCGTGATCTTGCGCACCTCTGCCAATATCTCACGCTGTACGCTCTCAACCACTGCCAGCCGCTGACCTAAAAGCGCCATAGTCACTTTGCCGTTGCTATTGTCCTCTACTGCCATGTTATGCCTCTTTACAGTGGTGTATTTTTCCAGCGTTCCAATTTTTCGATGCGTGCCTTCAGTGCCTCGTTCTCCGTTGTCAACCTGCCCACCACTTCCCACAGGTCGGCGCTGTCGTCAGCGGGGGGTGGTACTACCGGCGGTGTCAGCCCGCAGAAGCGGTGTAAATCTACTAACGACCCGTTGAACCGATCAAGGTCTATATTGCCGCTGCTCACGCCGTAATCAGCGCCCAGCCCCTTGTCGGTGTACTGCCAGAATTTCCAGGTTGGAAACGATGCGATGGAAGGGACTGATGCCGCTGTCCAGTGTGCTATCCACAGGTCACAATTCTCCAGCAGCCATGCGGGAAGCGGTGCCAGCATCAGCGCCGTACTCAGGTTGATGTACAAAAGCGTACGGCGGTTTGTTGCGCTCTTGATGTGTAAGACGTAGGGCTCCAAAAAGCGCAGCCCGATATCCCTCGTAAGGGATCCGAAAGCGCTGTAAGCCTCCAGGTCGCACACCGGCTGGATCTCGGTCGGTTTGGCGTTGTATAGGTCTGCCAGGTATCCGGCTTGCGTAGCGCCCGCCTGCCGGTAATCGACAAACTGGTACACGCCTCGCAGCAGCCCAACCGAGCCAGCACCAGCGTGGTAGCTGTCGAAGCGGGTGTCTTTGGTCGTGCTGAAATACCCGCGCAAGATAGCAAACTCGCACATGCTTTTCATCTTGGAGAAATTTACATCGCCCTGCCAATAACTGATGTCCACGCCTGTTATCATGCTATATCTCGTATGCGATACTCATCGCGTTCAGGTACTTGTTTCCGGATGTCGTCCAGCCGGTCGCGCTCAGGTTTTTGTACAGCGTCAGCACCGTGCCAGCCGAGACGACATAGCCCATGCCTGTTATCAGCGTGCCGTTGTCGGTGGCAAAACCGGAGGCAACCCACGCCATATCTGCGAGCGTCTTGGCGGTGATGGGCAGGGAGATGGTGAAGGTATTGGCGTTAGAAGTGCCTGCTGCGGGTTGCCGGATCGCCAGCGTGCACACGTTGCCGTCGACGCGGAAGCGGTAGAGCCCGCCAGCGGGGTCAGCGGAAAAGCCTACCTGTGTGGGGGCCCAATTGAACCAACCGGGGAAGTCAGGTGGGTTGCTGTAACTGTAATATGGGCTTGTGATCGCAGCATCGGCTAATGCGTAATCGCTCCCGCCCGTTACGGTGACGGTTGTACTTGCACCATACACAGATGACACCACCACGAAGTACTTGACGGTAGTGTTTGTGCATTTGATGCGTGTGCCTTTGGTGTACTTCGCCGTTTGGTCGCCTGTAACTGTGAATGTTGTCGCGCTAACGTAGGTCATCGCATCCGCTGCGATCCAGCCCGTGCCGAGATCGGAAACGTTGTATAAATAGCTCATGTTGTCGCGCAGATGCGTGTTCAGCAGTGCTGCCGTTACCAGTTCTTCATCGACCCATGTTCTCGGTGTCGTGTAAGCCATAAATCCTCCTAAACCGCCAAAAATGCGGTTGTACTCAATTCGCTGCGCCCGGCCACGCCGAGACGCCAATAGACTGTTGTATAACTACCAGGTGCCAGCAGCCAGCGCACCAAGATAATGTTTGCCGCTGATATGCGGTATTCGATGCCGTTGATAAAATAGTCCTTTGCACTGATGCCGCTTTGATCTTCGGTGACCCGGATGTGTGAGCCGATATCGGTATCCATCACCGCCTGCATAAGCGTTGCATCACGGTTGGCGTAAAACGATATCGTGTTCAGGTCTACGGGTGGAGCGTTGACAATCTTGGTCATAATGTTTTTTGCGATCCCAACCGCTTCCTCGAGGTTGGAATGGTATTTCATGTCAAGGAATAATTCATAAGCCCCGATGGTGTTCATGTTCATAAAGTCGGCTGTTCCGATAGTATTAGGGCTGTCGGGTAGTTCATCCGCAATATCACCGACTGTTGCGGTTACCGGATCGTAGGTATAGACTGCCTTGCCCCGCTGTTGCAGTGTGGTGATATATCCATCCTGCCCGCTATTATTGGTGATGATGTACTTGGTCGAGTATGCACCGATCTCGGTTGTTACCGTCAAGCCGCTGGTCAGGTTTGCGCCTGAGCCATCGTTATTGACAAAGGCGGCGTAGTCTGTTGTCCCAACAGGTGTTACTGCATCAATACAGGTAACACCTACAGCTGAGTTATTTGGATCTGTAAAGCGTCCGATAATAACCTCACGCTGCGCGTTGTTGATCTTGATCGGGGATTCCAAACCGAATAAAACCTGATTGGATGAGTCGGTTGAAAAGGGGTATACCTTTACTGTGACATAGTTATATTTGCGGCTTGACTCTGCTGTTTCCTCAAGGAAAACATTACTGAGCGTTGCAACAGGCGCATTGGCATACAGCACCTCGTTCCGATCCTGCCTGTTTTCAGCTCTCAACATTTCCCAGCCCACTGTACCGTGCTGGATGTAGACATAACCCATCTCTGACAGCGCCGCCCGGTGGAAAAGTGTCATTGCCTTCGTGCGGGAATTGCTGCCGTCGTGGACGGTGTTAAATTCGCTGATGCCCGTGCTTAAGGCCGTACCGCTCCATGGCGGGCGATTTACCCCATAATAAGCAACTGTGCCAACAATATCATCCAACCCAATGCTTCCCTGATACGCCAGTTGACCCACATCGGTGATTGCCGCCTGTTCCATCCAATCAAGGGCTGTAACGTGAGTGCTTCGCCGTCCATTGGTTCCGGTGGTTACCCGGATACCATCAGGCGGGATATAGCCCAAAAAGCGCACAGCCGTGCCGCCGTTATAGATATAATCCAGTCGCACAGCCAGACCGGGGCCAAAATTTATCATTGCGTTGGTATGCCCTGGTGTGTAGTAGCCTGCGCTGCCAACGCTGTTATCGGCGCTGTTGTTCAGGGTAAAACTGATCTCGCCGGTGTCTGCTACCCTGTCGGTAAAGTCATTGCCCCAAATGCCGTATTTTGCCCGCACAGTATTGGCGATCCTCACGTCAGGCGTGATATCAATAAAGTTGGAAGCGGGGTTGCTGTTGCTGATATACAGTTTCCAGGCAGGTGTCACGCTCATGCAACCGCCTCACTCTTGAGCAACACATCCCGTATTGCCAAAGCGATCATGCGTGGTTGGTCAAGTAGCAGCGCCTCAAGCTTGTCGTTACTATTATCCTTGCCACCCGCCGGGGTGATGGATACGGTTTCGCCAGACGATGCCACATGCCCCGGACCGACCGGCCAGTTCTCGTGATAGCCGGGTGGGATCATGTACGACCCACCGCCTGCGTGTTCGATCACATCAGCAAACACACCAGCGCCTGAGCCTGCCACATGCCCGCCGCCTGTTATCAGTCCAGCGTTGCCGGATGAGGTAATATCGACATGAAACTTGAAATTCTTACTATCTGGTAAGCCAAAGATAGTCGTCAAATTACCCGCCAGTGAACCGGTTTCGCCTATCGCTTCACCCAGGTCGATGCCGTTCATCTTGTCGACTTCCTCTTGTGTGGTGATACCGGCATTGATCAGCGCCTGGGTCAGTTCGTCGTAGGTGATCTTTGCGTCAGCGCCTTCGGTTTTTACAATACTAAAGACCTTGCCCAGTTCTTCCTCGCCGATAATACCCGCCTCAACCATCTGGCTTACCCATGTTTCGATAGCGTCTGCCTGCGCATAAGTTGCTTCGGTAGCGCGCCCAGAATCGATAAGGATTTCACGGGTAAACTTTTCGTATTCCGTGGAGGATAGGTTAAGACCTTTGATAAATTCAAGCTGGATATCTACCATTTCCTGCCTACTGGCGTTTTTCAGCGCTTCAGCAAGGTTGTTCGTTTTGTCTGTCGCGTCGTTGGCATTGTCACGGATACTCGCCATTGCATTTGCCATATCCTCCAACGTGGCAACGTAGGGCACAATTGCATCGTTTGACGCCTCAAGCGACGCGGTGTACTCGTCCTGTGCCGCTTTCAGGTTGTAGCCGTCCACCGCTGCCAGTCGTGCCGTTGCCGCCGCCTCCTGCTGGGCTTCGTTGATGCGCAACTGCCAGGGGAGCATCGTTTCAGTCGCTTCTGTTACGCCCTCTGTGCTTTCCTCCAGCCCGTACAGGCTGGCTTGATATGCCATAGCCGCGGCGGTGTTATCGCCAAAGCGCTTGTTAGCACGGTACTGCGCTTCGCTCATAATGTCGAAGTCATGCACAACCTCGATCATGCTGTCGCCTACCCGCTCATACACCTTGACGCCCTGCCCCATGTCCATGTAAAAGCGGTTGTTGACCGCTAACGACCCCTTCACTCCCTCGATGTATTCGGCGTAGGATTTTGTTGTTTTCTTGAGGTTCTCAAAGTGCTCATCATAGACGCCGTTGATGTTACCTGCCATGTTCACAAGGTTATCGAGCGCGCCCGCCGCACTGACCAGCCCCGGCAATAGAGCGGTTTTTACGGTATCACCCACGTTTTTCAGCGAGGCTTCCATCTTCATAAACTGCCCGGCGGCTGTTCCTGCAACGGAGCCGACTGTCTCGATCTGTTCTTCCGCCTGCTGTAAAAATGCTTCATTGAACGCATCACTGGCGCTCATGCCGGTTGCTTTTAGGGCTTCAACCTTCTCATCAAATCCATCCACTGCCACGCCCAAAGCGTCAAAGCGCATGGTGGTCTGGTTGGTCAGCGTCAGCACAAGCTGGTTCATGTTCATACCGAGCTGCCCGGCGACCTTCGTCAACCGTACCGCCTCATCGTGCGTTTTGACCAAACCCAGGCTCATAAAGTCGGTGGCACTGGCGAGCATCTCCATATCGCTCATCAACCCGCCAGTTGCGCCTTTCAGGTCATCCCGCAGTGCATCGGCGGTTGTGCCGATCTTCTCCGCCAGCCGCCCAAAGCGCATCTCAGTTAATTCGATCTGCGCCCCGCTCTTGCCAAACTCCATGATCTTGGTGAAGGCGATCCCGAAGCCTGCCACGGCTGCGCCCGCTTTGGCGGCAAAGCCCATCACGCTCATAAAGCCGCTACCGAGCCCTTTCAGCTTGTCACCGAAGGTTTCGGTTTTCTGCCCGCCTATACCCATCTCGCTACTGAGGTCGCCTATTGCCCGCTTAGCGTCTCCGATGGTGATCTTGCCTTCTTCAAAGTCCTTTTGGATCTGTTCGAACGACCGGGCAAAGCGCAAGTTTTCCGGGGTGGCGCCCTTGAGCATATTGCCAAAGTCGCCGATGCGCCCATTCAGCCCAACGGTTGACTTAGCCGTTTCAGCGATGCTGGCGCGCAGCTTCTGTGTTGCCTCTTGAGCCTGGTTGAAGCCCCTCTGCAAACCAGAGGCATCGGCGCCCAGCTCTACATAGATCGAGCTAACTTTTTCGCCCATAACTACTTTCCTTTCGCCCGCCCGTCCTGTATGCGCAGGTAATCCGCTATTTCTTCCATCGGCAATCCGTCGATGTATTCAAGCGTCCAGTGGAATCTTTCAGCCAGGTTCCAGCGCAGTAGTTCAACCGGTGCGGGTTCCCCGAATTTCAGGTGCCGGTAAACCCGCTGGCTCAGTTTTTTGGGTCGCTTTCCACCGGGTCACGCGCCTGTTTGAGCATCTCTGCCATCAGGCGCTTGAACTCCGGTTGGCTGATCTCATCCAGCATCACGTCAGCGCTTTCAAAGCCGAATACTTTTGCCAGTATCGCATCCTCGCTCTCGGGGGACTGTCCCTTGTCAAACAGGCTGCGATACTCCCGCAAACTGATGCGGGTCAGGTCGGCACTATGCAGCGGTGCCAAGGACGGCGCTCCCGTAGCTCAGGAAACCGATGGTGTGCTCGACTACGCCCGCATAGGGGATGCTCTTGGCGTAGCTGTTGACCAGGAACGGGTACGAGTACTTGGGGCTGCCGGTTGACGAGCCCTGCGGGTACACGTCCAGCGTGCCTATCTGGCCGGGGTAGGTCAGGACAATATCCGCTGTGCCCTGCTGGTGGAGATAGGTCAGGTTGGCGGTGCGGTCTTTCGGACCGGGCAGCCACTGCTTCTGAGTGTCCGCCCCGGCGGTTGCGTCAACCGTGTCGATGGTTTCGTTCTGTGTGAACGTACGGGCATCACCTGAGAGCGATGTGGTCGCAGCAGCGGTGATCCAGTTTAGAATAAGTGAACTTCCGACATAAGATGCCATGTGTTACTCCTTTAACTTCCGTCTAATGAGATTCGATAGAAACCACCGGAACAGTAAACCTTGTCACTGTTGGGTAGGTTTTCCACAAACTGAAAGTCGCTCTCCCGGTTGATCGACATGACCGTGTAGCCGGTCACGTTGAGCGTGCCGTGATGCAAGAGAGCGCTGATCTGCGTGTCGATACTTCCGGCCCGCAGTGCTGAAGTGTCCGAGTAGCCGCGCACATAATAGATCTGCTCGCGCAGGTCACTTGGAGTGATATTGAGCGGCCCACCCGCCTGCACGCTGAACACGACATAGTCGAGCGTGGCAGCATCCGGCGGCTGCATGTTGTACACGCTGGTTGTGCCCGCCAGTAAAGCCGTCAGCGCCGTGCCCGAGGATAGCTTGCTGTAGAGTGCGGTGGCGAGATGGTTGGCTACACTCATATTTGCACCTGTACCAAATTCGTGATATAATAATGTTTATGAACAAATTTGATTTTCTTATACACAACTCCGAAATGCTCAAAAAGCTTTATTATGAAGATCGGCTTACTACCCGACAGATTGGCAAACGCTTTGGTATGAGTAAGCATCCTGTCGAAGATGCTATGAAACATCTTGGGTTCGACTGTAGAGATGAAAGAACCAAGGGCATTAAGCCAACAAAGGAATTTTTGATAAAGGCAATTTTTGAGGATCATCGATCTCTGAGAAACATTGGCAATGAAATAAATTGCGATCCTGGTGCAATAAGATATTGGGCAAAAGAATATGGCATTGATATCCCTAAACTTAGTACTTGGTCTCAGCGCAATGCGCAACGAAATTATGAGCGCCCCCAAAAATTCGTTCTCAATAAACTTTACAATCAAGGGTATAGTCTTCAAAATATTGCAGAGAAATTTAGTGTCAGCAGACAGGCAATTCAAGAAGCTTTTATAGAATACGAAATACCTATTCACCGATCTGGCTGGAAAGGCTGCCAAGAATTTACATGTTCTGATGGGCATGTTGTAAAATCTCTTTATGAACAAAAAGTTGATAATTGGCTTACTGAAAACAACATTCCGCATGTTTATGAGCCAAGCCTTCCATTCTTTAAGATGAAGGGTGATTTCCTTGCAAACGGCGTATACATCGAAGTGTTTGGCGTTATGGATTCTGAGATATACGATGAACGGAAAAAACGCAAAATAGAGAGTTATAAAGCCAAAAACCTTGATCTTATAGCGATCAATTATTGGGATTTCAGTTCTCAAAAAAAAGGTCTTTGGCATCGTAAACTCCATAGATTACTTGAATAACCTTAAAAAGAAATTGGCAATAGTTGGGCGTACTTTCTCAATTGCAGGTACTAAAAATGGATGCGCTGCCATCCTGTGATTTCCAAGCTCCTGGTAGATTCCGTACTCGACCCCATCCTGTACCCGGTATGTTTTGTCGTCTACCTTCTCAGTGTTGATGCTGCTGCGGAGTGCGCCTGTATCCACTGGTGCCATGGGTTTGGCAGTCTGTTCCACTTCCTCGGCGACAGTCTGCAATATCTCATCGGTGCCGGTGCCCAGGTGTGCGGCGATCTTATCCAGCCGTTCGGTGTTGATGACCCACTTTGTGACGATCATAGTTTCTCCAATACGACCCGCTTGACACCCAGCCACGACCCGGCGTTGACGGCGATCACGTTGTAGGTCACGCCAGAGTGCAATATGCGGTGTGCGGTGGTGACAGCGTATGACTGTGGCAGGGAGCCGATAAACTCCTGGTACGGTCGCAGTGCCTCCCCGCCCTGAACCGCCTCATAGCCCTTGTGCGCATCCAGCCGAAAGGGGACGTTGGCGTATGCCGTGCCCAGCGCCTGTGATACCCCACCCGCCCCGTCCGGCGTGTCGGTCAGCGTCAGCACCGTACAGGTATCCGGCATGGTCAGGCTTTCGATATCGCTGCGTATCTGCGCCAGTTCACTGTCGGTTAGCGTGTTCACAAGTCCTCCCGGTACAGGTCGATCACCGTCGGCGCCGCCTGGCTCTCGTAGTATTTCGCCATTTCAAGGTACTGCTTCATCATCTGGCTGCGGTGGAGAGAGTGATTATCCGTGCTGAAGTCGTACATCTTCGAGGCGTTCGATGCTTTGAACCTCCATATCTTTGCGGCGGCTCCGTTGAGGTCGTAGCTGCGCCCGTACGCGTACACAGCCGAACCGGTGGTGTCGGCGGCGAAAACTACCTCCCCTCGTATGTAGTCCACACTGTAAAGGGATGTGCCCAATATCGTCCCGGCGGCGTTCTCCAGCCAGAAGATAGTCGTGCCGCCTGTGCTTTGCTCATAATTGCCGAAGTTGCTGTAATAGTTCTTGTATTCCACCGTGCCGCTGTTGTAGGTCTGCGTCATGGTCAGTTCATCCCGGTAGATGTCGGTGCGGTTAGCATCTAGCACGCGCTGGATCTCGTTGTCGCTCCAGTACGTTGTCGTGCCGATGGTGTAATCTCCCGTGCCAGCATCGGTATAGCCCCTCACGGTCTCGATCAGTTCGCTCATTCCGGTTCGTGCCATCATTTCACCTCATCAAATAAGCCTATCGTTTCGCTCATCCCGCCCCAGCCGCCTGCGCTGTTGGGGGTCATAGCAGCGCCAGCACTCTCGCGGCAATTGCGGCGTGTCCTGCGGCGGTGGGGTGCAAGCCGTCAGTTGTTTCGTTCTGCGCAATCCACGGGTCGGTATAGGTATCCCAGCAGGTAATGCCCTGTGCGGTACATGCGGCGGCAATCGCTGTGCGGATGTTGCCCTTTGCCACTTCTGCCCCTGCGGTCTGGTCTGCCCAACGGGGTAATACGTTCATGCCGTAAATTGTTGCTCGTGAATTTGACGCCTTGAGAGATGCTATCCCGGCTTCGTAAGTCGCCTGAAGCGTTGTCATATTTCCAGCATCATCGTCGTTTGTACCAAGTGCGATGATAATTACATCATCGTTATCGGATGCCGCTGCCGTTGATTGAGTCGCCATCTTTGAAATGACGCCCTCTCCGTTCCCGCTGTGGTTTATCATGCCGCATGAACCGGAGTCGTATTGTTGGCGCACCTTTGCCGTCCAATATACATCCCCTTTCTCGTTTAGCGTGATGCTGTCACCTAATATACCCATCCACTTGATTTTTGCTGTTGCGTCGGTTGCCAGCGTCCTGACCTCTGCCGCTGTTGCCTCACGGTTCAGTAGCACCACGTTGCTGATATAACCGTTCCATTTATAAGTAGCGGTACTGTAACCTCCTAATCTAGTGGTTGTCGATGCTAGACTGCCCGCCCACGTGCCAAGCGTTGTTAATGCGGCTGTGTATAATGCACCGTTAATGTACAACCTTACCCTGTCGTTTGACGCTGACCATGTGATTGCTAGATGCTTCCATCCTGTCCCGTCAAGGTAGACTGTATCTGACTTCCACGTGCCCCCCGCCCGTTGCGCAAAAGAACAGTTGCGATCAGCGGAGTTGTTTCTTTGGAATACGACTAGATTATTAGCATCGGCTTGCAGCCAAATAGCATAACGCTGTGTCGCATCTGTCCAAACGCCAGCATCAACGGGCTTTATCCATAACGACATCGTGCCCTCAGCGCCATTGAAAGCGGAGGCTAACGACGCGCTGTATAAATCCGTGTTGCTGTTACTCTCTGGATACAGTGGAGCAAACTTTCCACCGGGCGCTCCTGTACTTGCGGGAACCACGCCAGCGGTATGCGTACCGTTTCTACTGCTGCCGCTAACATCCTTCGCCACTGTCCCGCTCACTTCATCCAGCGGCCAGTATGCAATCAGGCTGTCCCTAAACATGCGCCTGATCTTCTGGTAATACGCCAACCCACCCGGCGCCATTGTCGTTTGCTTCATTGGCTTACCCCTTCAGCACAACCGTGATAGCCCGTGCATCGCCCTGATTTGTGTCTGTAATAGTTGCGGCTGTAGTGCTCTTACTCCACAGCTTGACAAAGCCCGCAGGGAAAAATTCGTCCGGGATTTGATATGCACCCGAGATTGCTGTGCCTACCCCGCTGATCTGCACCGGAGCGCCCAGGTAGTCGTAGAGTATCGCAAATGAGCCGCCGCTTGTGGGGGATACCTTAAAGCCGATGTTAGCGGCTGTCCAAACCGTACCTGCCAGGTGGACCATGCCACCCGGAAAGCCGGTTGCGTCAAATTCTTCTGTTTCAGCCAAAGCACTGCCGATGGTCAGGCTAACGGTCTTGTAGCCGCGTGAGATGGAAGCTGCGCCGCCTTCCGCCTGGAATATCTGCCCCGCTACCTGATATGATGTTTTTGCCATTCTGTCCTCCTAAATTCGATAGACTAAAAAGTCCTGTGATAATTCCGCTTTCATCATCCCCATCCGCCGGGCTGCCGGTACTATGCCGTGCCAGCCTTTGACGATGGGGTTTGTTACCTCGTTGACGTTCACCGTTGCGTTCCATGTGTCTGCGCAGGTTTCAAATACGGCGGCGTATTCCGGCCGCTTTATCAGTTCGTTGAAGCTGCCTTGTTCCTTCCAGCGCTGTTCACCGGGGTAAGTAGCGAACCACTCCGCCACAAACTTGCGGGTCAATTCGGTATTGCGCCAGTAGGTAACGCCAACGTTGCAGTGCGCCGGTACGTTCAGCATCTTCAGGTATTCGCTCCTGGCGGGGTCGTGTACGCATGCGCCAAATTCGCCAACCGTCAGCGCTTCCGTCAGGTCGTGCTCGAAGTCCAGCACGGCGGCGTCAGCATCCACCCATGCCACAAACTCATACTCTGCTTCCAGCGCCCGGCGGATCAGTTCGATCTTGTCCCAGCCGCCGCCGATCATATCGGGGTAGACGCTCCCCATGATGTGCCAGTAGTCGTAGTTGTGCGAGCGTGCATAAGCCGCATGGCGCTGGTAGGTCAGCCGGAGCATGTCGTGCATGCAGCCGCTAAACCCGGCGTCAAATATTCCCGTACCGTCGACGGTCAAACAGGCTTGGATGATAAGTTTCTTGTTGGTGCGTTTCATTTCAGCCCCCCTTCGATCTCAGTCAGCACGGGAGCCCAATATTTCGAAGTCACCGCGTCCACGTCGTACTCACTTTGTATGTACTCAACCGTTTTCGCCGTGGGTGTGGCTTTGCGGTATTCAGCTTCCATGCACAGCTCAACCGGCCGGATATGCGGCCGGTACTGGAAGGCGGCCAGCGGCGTCCAGAATTTTTCAGCGTCCTTGCGGACAACCATGTGCCCGCTCAGGCACAGCTCACTCATGGCGGTCCAGTCGCCAACAATGACGGGAGTACCGCAATTGTGAACTAAGTACCCATTTGCTAAATAGGTACTTGATTCGGTTGTGAAGTTGTAGACGGGGAGATTCGTTACTGAGCGTCGTCCGATTTTGAGTATCGGCTCATATTCACCGTTCGTATCATCTGGACGATCTCCAGTTGACGAGGTGTGAACGGCTCGTTGTGTGATTGCGCTAACCTGAGTTCTGTAAATTCGATCATCAGCTTCATCAATGGGCGCTTGATCGTTAGATACGGTTCTAGCGCCTTGTAAAGCGGAAGATGAGACAGCCCTTCGATATGGTACATGTAAGCCAGTCGCTTGATGCGATGCCGTCTGTGCTCCAGAAAGATAGACGGGCCTATCAACACTGATCCCAACCAGTCCATTAGTTCTATCGAGGTGCTGGCTATTCTGATAGATGGCTTTAGTTTGTGCGATCTCATTGGGCGAACCGAGATTGTTCCCTCTCCGTCGATCAGTCCTGCGATATAGGCCAATTGCGTTGGTACTAGATTGCACTCGTGTGGTAACTTGTAAGTCTCCATTGATTTCGTAAGACCCAAGCGGTGACGTTGCCATTGTAGCGACCCGAACGTTTTCCCCATTACTACTGCGATCTCTCGTAACGATTTCTTTTGGTAAAGACGAGACAATGTCTCCAATTCTTCCGGTGTGTATTTGTGGGAGTTTTTCTTCATAACTACTATTATACAACAACCGGAGCGCACAATTCAAGTCTTTTGCTTGTATCCATCCCTTATCCGTCCAAAATGGGTGATTGGGAGTGGCTTCGATCATGCCGCGCTTTGTGTGTATTTGGACAAGATCTCCAGTGAAGTTTTTCACCATTCCACGAAACACACCTTTTGCTTCAACCTTTGTTTCTGCTGGAAAACACGCCTGCGCCTCAAGTATCGGGATACCAAAGCCCTCACCCGCTGATACCAGCATGTGCACGTCGAAGGCTGAATACAGCTTCGCCAGGTAGTCAGGCGGGTAGCCTAAATAGTTCTGGTATGGGTTGCACAGTGCGTAGTCCTCACCTTCCTTCAGCCCGTAGCCTGTGAACACTTCGGGAATGTTGACTACATCGTTGCCGTGTTCGCCCCGGTCTGTTTGCAGGAAGTAAAAGGCGTCTGCGTGCCTTGCCTTGAAATTGGCGAAGGCTTCGATCATCTGCGTAAAGTTCTTGCGTGAAGGGTTGCCTTTGTTCATGGCAACGGTGCCAACGATCCACTTATCAGCGGGCAAGCCAAGTTCTTTTCTGCTCTCCGCTTTGTCGCGTGGGTAAAATATCTTTGTGTCGATGCCGTGTGGGATGTAGTAGCAGTCAAGCCCCATCTGCTGAGTCATGCGCACGCCAAACTTGCTCATGGCGATACGCTTGTAAGCGTGGTTGAGTTTGTTGCGCACGATCTGCGGCATGGGCTCATGGTCAATAGGAAACCATGGACACCACTTGAAACCAAACGGATAGCCTTCCGGCTCCATCACCCACACGTCCATCAGGCTGATGGAGATGTCAGCGTTCCACGTCTGCGAGTGGCCGACAAATACATCGTTGCCGTAGGGGTGGAAGCGTTTGGGTAATATCGTGTAACCGTTGTAATTGAGTACCCCGCCCTCCAGCCCGTAATAGGCGCTGACGGCGAGCGGGTGCCCGAGTGCCTGGATGCGTGGTGCAAACAGGCCGGTTTGCTGTCCGTATCCGCTGTTACTGAAAGGCGCGTTGGAGTGCCAAAGTATTCTCATGCAGTCCCTCGTTTATGCGCCCCGAAAGTAGCGCCAGCCAGGGGCCGGGGAATACCCTTTTCGCGAGCAAGGCTAGACTGGCGCATGATGTTCCAATTGCCGCTTAGCGGCCCATTACATATTGCACGTACGCGGTGATGGTCTGCACATCAGCGTTGATGGCGATCTGCTTATGGCGCACGATCAAGCCGTAGCCAGCATCGACAAAAGCCGCCGAGATGGTGCCAGCCGCAGCGGTGCCAGCGGTTGTTGCCGCAGAACCTTTGGTGCCAACGGTGCCATTTACAGCACAGGCGGAGGTCGTGGTCAGCAGGTCGATCTGCGGAGCCGAGCCAGCGCCTGCCGCGTCGGTTGACCAGACGCCAAAGCCGGTGACGGTGATCCCGCCGCCTTGTGAGCCGGTGGGTGCAAAGCCGAGGAAATAGTCCACGGTGCCGAGTGCCAGGGTGCCCTCTTGCCGGAGGACGACGGTGTTCAGGTTTACATTGCTCATCTCATCCTCCTTTATGAAGTGGGTGCGGTCATGTGGAAAATCATCTGAACGCCGAGTGCGGGTTTCCAAATACCGGCGTCATAGATCATCGAAAGGTTGAGCTCCAGCCCGCGCCGTGACTCATCCCGTTCGGGGCGAATACGAATCCAGCGCCGCTTGTCAATTGCAAGTGCCTCTTTGGGATAAACGCCCCCAATGAAGTCGGTGCTTGAATTGGCAGACTGGAACACCTGGTAGATCGGCACACCCATGAACATGAAGCGCGCCTGTAAACCCTGGCGGAATACTTCACCCTGAACGCCGGGATCATAGGTAACATTGCTTGCCCCGGCTAGGGTTGCGGTGCTTGCCAGGATTGAGGCCTGATACCCATGGATTACACAGGCAAGCGGTTTGAGATTGGATTTGTTGGCGTTGCGAGCTTGGGCGATTGCAGCAGAGATATAGCCCCACGTGATAGTCGCCCCGGTTGTGCCGAGGGTTCCGCCGGTAAGGCTTGGGAACAGGCTGCAAATGTCGGTCATTACATAACCGGCAGCCCCAAAGCCAAGTTCTTTTGCGGCATCAGTCAATATTTTTTCAGGTAAGTCTGACTCGGCGCGAGCGTCAGAAATGAAAAACTGCGCTCCATATTCAGCCGGGGTCAGAGTTTGTCCAGCGGAAGGCGTGAAAGCCTGGCTGGTGAGATCGTCGTCGTCGCCTACCGCGTTGATGGTTACGTTGTTGTAGTCATAATTCCGGCGGAGGTTCATCCCGGTACGATCATTGAAAACTGTGATCGTGGGTTCGAGATAATTTGTCTCCCGGATTATGAAATCTGCATCAACTTCAACGCGCTGAGCGATGGAACTTACATCACTCCAAATGTTGTTAGCCATTGATGATTAACTCCTTTATGCGAGTCCCAGGCGTCGTCTCCTTTCGGCATCGGTTTCGCCGCCAGATGCGCCGCCGGGGTTGGTTGTCGATAACGTGGGCGCTGTCTTTTTTGGCAAGGCTTCCAGCAGAGCCTTTGCGTCGGCTTCCAGTTCTTCGGGCGTCTCACCCGTCAACCTGAGCGCCAATGCAGCCGGTAAACCGGTCTTTTCTGCGATGCTGCGCTTGAGTGCTTCGGCTTCTGTTTTCTTGAGTAGTTTCTGCGTCTCTTTGAGTTCGGCTTTCAGCCTGTCGATCTCCGACAACTCAGCCTTACGCTTCTCGTCCTCAGCCTCCTCGAACTTTTTTAGCTTCGAGTGCACCCGCTGCGCTTCTTCCTCTTTGTTTTTTAAGGATCGCCGTGCTGTTTCCAGCTCCTTTTGCAGTTCCTCCGCCGTCAAGGGTTTGGTTGGCTGCGTTTCCAGCGTCTCGCTGGGGGTTTCGACCGTCTCGGTCTTGGTATCTTCTGGCATCACGCCCTCCGAAAAATGAAATAAAAAAACCGCCGCTTTTGTGCGACGGTCTCCGGGGAGATGGTCACAAAAAAGCGGCGGTCAGTAACGGATAGCCCTTATTCAGTTGTTAGGGTTATAGTAGCACAATCTTTCTAAATCACCAAATCAGCGGTTTTTATTCAAATCTTTCTCCTTTCTCAGTTCGCTTGTGGTGGGTTTGACTCCTAACATAATTTCGATAGTCTCTACTATCACCAGTAGAGCCCGGCGTATCTCATACCAAAATGGTTTATCGGGTATCATTTCACCAAATCCTTTAGCGCTGCCTCTACATTCATCGAGCCATAAACCGCGTCATCAGTATGCACGGCTATATCGGTAAAGTTGAATTTGCCAGCCTTCCACGCCTCATATTTGCCCTTCCCTAAAATCTGCTTTTGCATAGCCTCAGACTGCTGGCTGAACCATTCTTCACCTGTTTGGATAGTAAAGTCAGGGTTGAGAATTGTTCGGGGTAACATCGCGCAGCGGCCCGAATAATGGTCATCAAGTCGCTCGTCAACCGTGTGGAATGTCCCGTGCTTTGCAACGCAGGCCGGACAGGCACTTGGGAGATGTGCGAACCAGAACCAGCCTGTCACAATTTTATTGTTGGCGATATAGTTCGCCCTTGTCGCCTCACGATAACTCCACAATTGCACCGTCCTTGCCGTCCTCAGCGCATCGGTAAGCGTCATGCCCAGCTTGTCGCGCACAAGCGAAGCAGCCAGAACCTTCGGGTTGCGCCCGAGTGTGACATGCTCGATGATGGCTTGCGAGATGCGCCGGGCAGCTTCAGCGCCGTAACCGGACAGGCGGCGGAATAGCTCGCCTTCCGGTGACAGGAACGCCAGCAGGTTTTCAACGACACGTGGGTTCAGCGACTGGATGTATGCCACAAGCCGCTTATCCCCTGCCACAAGTTCAGCAAGGATCGTGTTCACGTTCTGCCCCGCCAGCGCTATCGCCTGTTTTGCGGTTGCGCTCAACTCGGTTTCGAGGTAGACGCTGTACTTTGTGACCTCACGCTCCACCCCGTCGATCAGGCTCTTGTACTGTGCCAGCTTGACCAGTTCGCCCTGACTGAGCGCCCCGGTCTGCTCAAGTTTCAGCGCCAACGCCTCGACCTTGCCGCGCAGGTTGTCGTATGCGCCCATGTAGGCATCGATCAGGCGGGCAAGCGTGGCGGTGTCTTTCGAGGCAAGCGCCCGCTGGAATTTCTCAACCAGTTCGATGATGTTCAGTCCGGGTGCGTCAGTCATCGTTACCCCATTTCATCAACTCATCCAGATCGGGTATTGGAGGCGTCATTTCTTGCATCGGTGTCTTGATAAACTCGTTGTTCACCATGCGGTTTACCACCTTCGGGAATTGCTCATACTTCGGGTCGATCATCAATTCGAGGATGAACGGAGATGAGCCTGTAAAATACGGGCTGTTGAGGAACAGCTCCACATCGGCGGCAGTGTAGGCTACGCTGGACTGGATCCCAAACGCATCCGCCAACCCGCCGTAGTCTGTGCCACGGTCTGCGATACGCGGCAGCGTCAGCCCGCTGTCCCTGTCACACGCCACATGGAAGCCGCCAAACCTGGCGTTCTGCATGTTGCGGATACTGGCATAACCGTTGTTGTTGTAGACGAAAAACTTGATCGGCAGGTTCAGGCGGCGTATTACCTCAAGCTCTTGCACGTTGAGCATAAAGCCGCCATCACCTGTTGCGCAAAGCGTGCGGTTTCCCCCTGCTAGGCACGCACCTATAGCCATGGGTATGTCAGCGCCCATCAGCCCCATCGTACCGGCGTTGACGAAGCGCTGCCCCCGTTTGATCTTGAAGGCTTGCAGAAACGTATTCGGAGCCGTGCCGGATGAGCCCATTGCGAGGATGTCGGTGGGTTGGGCGTGGTCACTGAGTAAACTGATAAAGCGGAACGGGTCGACAAACTTTGGGTTGTCCACGCCGTCCAGTTCAGGCCGGAAGCGGGCGTAGAGCGCACGGCACCAGGTGAGCCAGGCGGGGTCAACTGGATCGTTATTCTGTACCTTCAACTTTGATAAATTAAATTTGCCTTTTAGAAATCTATCGGGCAATTTATCCAGTTCAGCCTGGTCAATGTCAAGAACAGACACAAGTCCGTTGGATACAAAGTTCTCGTAACTGAACGCTACTTGCTGTTCGTCTAACCGCGCACCATAACAATACAAAACATCCGCCTTCTGCTGGATGATATTCGCAGCCCGCATACCCGACACGCCCGGTCTGCCGCAGAATACAGGGCTATCTTCGGGCACAAGATCCACAGCCGCCCACGTGGTCAGTACGGGGATGCGTAGTGAACATAAAAATTCAACGAGGACAGGGTTACAACGGCAGCCATTACCTATGAGGATGACGGGGTTATACATTGAACACCACATTTATGAGCGCTTCGAAGAATGTCCAACCTTGACCATAGCCAAACAATAATGCTCTTAATTTTCGTAAGAATAAAGATTTCTCTCTGTCGTTTGGCATAGTCCACACAATAACCCTCACACCTTCTCTTGTAGGTTCTGATTCTCCGGGTAAGGGATCGCACTCATATTTCCATCGATAACATAATCTGTCAACAATTTTCATTCCACCACCTCCCCCTGCACGTCGACAGGGATATCCAGCCAGCAGGGACCGGGGCGACCTTCCATGCACAACTGCGCCAGTTCGTGTATATCATCTCGCACGTCCTGACCGTTCATGTGGTTGCCAAAGATAAGCTGATATGCCCGCTTCGTGATCGGCTTCACCACAGGCACAATATTCACCGACTGAACACCGGATGTGCGTACCTTGTCGCTGAATTGACTCTTTGCTGTTTGTCCCGACAGGAAAAGTACCGGGAAGCTATCCGTCCATGCGGTAGCGCAGCCGGTAATAGCGTTTGTGGCTCCCGGTCCGCTCGTAACCAGCACCACGCCCAACTTGCCGCTTATCCCCGCATACCCGCAGGCCGCCAGCGCTGCTCCCTGTTCGTGAAGCATCGGCACATAGCGCAAGCCCGAGCGCCCCAGCGCGTCGACAAGGTGCATCGCTCCGCCTCCGGGCAGCATAAACACGCAGTCGGTGTATTGCTTCAAGGTTTGCCAGACGGCGTCAGCTACTCGCATGGCTTATCTCCGTAAATTCTTTCGTTACATCAATATCATGTTTAACCCGGATCAAAAACATCCGAACGCCGCAATCAGGACAAACTAACGCAGGGTCAGTCGTCACCAAATAAGCTATGTCATCAAAGATATTGACACAAACAACAGTAATTTTTGCTTTAATTTCGACATCCCGAAAACATTGATTACAAACACCCTTGTATCCTCGGAGAACTAAAATCGTTCCTATTTTCCATTCCTCAAACGGAATTATCTCGCTCATCTCTCTCCCATCACCTGCTCGATAGGCGGCAGGTCATCCGTGCCCAGATGGGCATACTTGCGGTAAAAGCGTGCATCCTCACTCATGCGGCAGACGGGGTTTCGCTCGCCAAAGTAGCGCATGCCCTTCGCTATTATGTCCGTCAATGACGTATCGAAGATGTTGCCCAGCGACCAATACATCCACGGGCACGGCAGCACCTCACCCGAGGCGGTGATGCTGATGATGCGCTTGACGGCCGTGCAGCCCAAGTCCCGCCCGTAATTGGCGGTAGCATGGTCATAGCCGCCGTATTGCTTCAACAGCGCCTTGACCTTGCGGATGTCCTCAGGTGTGCATAGCTCATCGTACTGGTTGCGGAACTCACCCACCGGTTTGGCGTAGATGGCAGACACCGGCGCTCCCCTGTGGTGCATGTAGCGGATAAACGCCTCGAAGTCTCCCGACGTGACTCGACTGTGCCAGACCACTGTCGATACCTGGAGCTGCAGACCCGCCTCAAGCACGTTGTCGATAGCGTCCATTGCTTTTTTATGGCTTCCAGGTCTGCGCATTGCTTTGTCATGTTCTACCTCGTCCAGCCCTTCGATGGATATTTGCACCTTGTCGATGCCTAAGCGTTTGGCGCGCTCTGCGTTGGCTTTGGTGAACAGGAAGCCGTTGGTATCGAGCTGGATATGAAATCGGTCAGCACCAACTGCCTCAACAAGCTCATCGAAATCAGGGAAAGTAAGCGGTTCTCCGCCAGATAATCCCATGTGGGCCAGTCCGTAAGCGTCAGCCTCATCGAACACGCGCTTGACGGTTGGGATGTCGAGTTTTCGCTCATACTGCCTCTCTCTCAGCCCGGCGATGCTGCAAAACGAACAGTGGAAATTACAGGTGTACTTGTATTGCAATTGGATCAGGGCGATGGACTTGCCCGCCGCAAGCTGGTCATCGAATTTGATGCACTTCTCGTATACGATAGGCTTCTTTGCCTTGAGCGTCTGCTGACTGGCGTGTTCTTCTGGTTTCAGGGTCATATCTCAATTACCTCCGAGGTTATCCCCATCTCTTTGATGCGGTTGAGTAGGTTGCTCCGCTGCCCTTGCGCAACGATCACAATCGGCGCGCCGTTGGTGGGCGCCTGGACTATCGGCTTCCCGTTGTAGGTGTGCCCGATCATGGCGGGGTCGTTGTCGATGTAATCCAGCACTTTCAGGTCAACCTGTGCCAACACATGCCAGGTGATATCGCCCAGCCCCCACACATTGACGGGGTAGTTGATCTGCTTCAGCGTCTCGATCTTGGCGTTGATGTGCCGCTCGATGTGATCCCGGCTCAGCCTGGCGGTGTTCATGCGCTTGAAGTACATGCGCAGGCACTCGGCGGTCTGGTTGCTGCGCACGTCGATATAACGCACACTGTCCACCAGCTCGAAGCCGTAACGGTCCATCAGGCGCAAATAGTCGATCATGCGGAAATGGTTGATGTGCTTGGTATGGAAGTCCAGCATCGGCATACCCCAACGCAGGGCAATGCCGGTAGCGTCTGGACCGTCCACGATCAGCAGCCCGTCATAGTCCAGTGCGTCGCTGATCTTCAGCATGGTTTCGCTGATGTCGTAAACGTGTTCCAGTACATGCGATGCCAGCAGGATGTCGCAGGCGGGCACAGGCTCCCCGGCGTTGACGTTGTAGGCGTTGGGGAAGCCGTTGCGCTTGAGAAATTCACAGGCGATAGACTTACCGTCGTCGCCTGACCCGCCGAAGTCTACAAAGCGTACATCGGGCGCTTCCTCTTGCACGATCTTGATGGCGATATTCTCCAGTCGTTCCACCACGTCGGCGGAGTTGATGCCGTAGCCGTAATAGTTGCGATAATAGTCGTTGTACATCAGTTGGTCAAACGCTCCATCCCCGTACAGCATCCCGCAGGTACAGCGGTGCCAGTCGATGCGCTGGGGTAGGGGCCAGCCGTCAGGCGTTTTGAACGGCATAGAGAACAGGACGTAGGGGTTGAACTTGGTACACACGGGACATTGACGGGTCATAGATTGATCTCCAAATATTTCGATGCGATCTTTCGCATATCTTCAAGATGTCGTGATTGTGCATCTGCTTCATGTTTTGACAATCCTTCCGGGCGAAATCCGGTTTGCCACAATTGATTGAATAGATGTTGTATTGTTTCTTCGTATGCATCATTGATAAATAACGTTGGCTCAATTACCCCTGTAAAATCTACCGGTTTAACCTCAATAAATTCGGATGGTTTCGCAACATATTCTTTGCCGTTATAGTCAATTTTGCTTACCCAAAATTCAAAACCTCGCCTTGCGGGGTTTCTGTAAAGATTGATCCGTATATTTTTCATCATTTCATTTTCTCCAACATCTCAAAGCGGTGATCGTCCACGGCGTCGCATTTTGGCAGGCTGTCTCTATACTGGCAGTCCTTGCAAGCAGTATTCTCGAAGCGCCTGCCCTCCAGGTGCATAATCTGGAAGTCACGCCGTTTCTGGTTGTGCCACAGGTTGCGAAGGCTGTTCTCCATGACGTTACCGAGGTTGTGGAAGTTGCCCCACTCGGCGCAGCATACGTTGGTAACGCCGTCACTGCTCACGCTCATCATGTAGAACGGCAGTGGACAGACTAGCTTCTCGTTATTCGGTACGCCGTCATGGGTGCCGATGTCCTCCAGAAACATATCCTTGACCTCGGCAGCGCCCCAGCCGTGCAAGCCTTCCATAGCAACGGTATCAGTGATCGGCTCGAAGTCGGTGTAAAACTTTTCGATATCTGCATCGCTCATCTGGTAGCGGGCGATTTTGGCGTTGATGGTGAATTGGCGGCGACTGTCCTCATACAGCCGTTTGATGCCGTCAAGGTACTTTGGGTAGTCCACCCGAGTACCCACCACGTCAGGTATTTTGTCGGGGTCGCTGTGCGGTACACTGATACCGAGCATGTCCAGCGGAGCGGTTGCCAGGTCTGGATGCCTGCTGATGTACTCGCCGTTGGTCTTGCTGTATATCTTCTCGGTGACATCTGCATCACGCAGCAGTTTGACCAGATCCACAAAGTCCTTACGCATCAGGGGGTCGCCATCTTTGTAGACGTTTACGATCCTCACCTTGCGGTCAAAGCCTTTCATGTCCTCAACGATCTTGCGGTACATTGCCAGCGGCATGTGCCTCTGTTTGCGCCCGGCCTGCTGTAGCATGTCAGGGTTTCCGGTCGGGCAGTAGATGCAGTGAAAATTGCATGTGTTGGTTATATCGAGGTACATCGTCCATGGTGTGCTCAGTGGCACAACTTCCCACAGTGGTACACGGTTCTTATCTGCTAGGTCTTTTGTCTGTATTCTCATCACCACTCCCTAAAAGGATCAACGATAGACACGTAATTTTCTGTGCGGACGGCGGCAAGTGCGGCTTCGCAGATTGCGCGAGGGGCGGTTTTCGCTGTGGCATAGAAATGATTAACTTTATTCACACATGAGCATGATGGATAATAAACACCAAACTTGCCCTGTTGATCGGGTGGCCACTCCTTCACAATGACAAGGAACTTCAAATTCCGCATCCGCTCCACCACCTGCCAGGCTTGTGAGATGTCTTCCGAATACGATGGGGCGCTTTTGTGTCCTTTTACAGGCCCCCAATACAGCAATTCCCGCCCCGATGGGTCAAAGTAGTAGTGGGGCATTTCAATGCACTTAGCGCCAATGACCTCAACAGCCACAGCCTTATCTAGTTCTACATCCGTCATTTCATTAATTTTCATAACTCTCCTTGACATATCGCTCTACGGCTTCTTCAAACGGCGTCCATACCTGGCAGCCCAATTCCATCTGTGCCCGCTCGATGTGCGGGATGTAGTAGGGGCGCTGTTCACGGCGGGGCGGGAGAAATTGGATCTTCGGGCTGTGCGGGAAATAGCGCCTTATCTCAACCGCCATACGGATGATACTCACGGGTAAGTCACTACCCACGTCAAAGATGCTGCAAGGGTCAGCGTCCCGTAATATCTTCCACATCCAGCGCCCCAGGTCTTGCCCGTACAGGTAGCTGCGCATGACCGAACCGTCGCCGTTGATGCAGATCGGCAGTCCGTCCACGCACGCACGCAGGAAGCGGGCCGGTGCCAGGTGCGGAGCAAGCCCACGCCCCACAAAGCTGAACAGGCGGGCGATGCGCACATCCAGCCCACTGGTCAGCAGTGCGTTCTCATCCCGGCGCTTGCCCTTGCCGTACTCGTCAGCCTGTAAGTCATATACCGCCCCTGATGATGCATACAGCACACGCGCATCGCTCTTGAGCGCGCACTCGATCACCTCATCAACAGGGATGGGGGCAAGGTGGACTATGGCGTCCCATTTCTGTTTGAGTGCGGCAGGATACGTTTTTGTGGAGGCAAAAGTAATATCCCCAACAGGCGGGTCGTTTGCCATCCACTGACCGACAAAGCCTGTGCCGCCGGTAACAAGTATTTTCATGCGTTATTCCTCACATACTCGTATATTTGGTCAATTGCGAAATTGAGATGCTGTTCTTCCAAGCCTGGCCACACCCCTATCCACAATCCCCGCTCGTGGATAATATCTGTGTTGGTCAATTCCTCGGCAAGCCGGAAGTCGCTCATGCTGAACGCCTTTTGCCGGATCAGGTTGCCGCCCATCATGGGACGGCTGCCCACGCCCTTGCTGTCGAGGTAGCGTGCTAACCCGTTGCGGTTGACGTTCTCACCGCACAGCAGGGCATACCCGAACCAACTCACGGTGTGGTTGATGTTCTGCGCCGGGAGCGTAAACCAGCGTTCCAACCCCAGCTCATGCGCCCTTGATGCAAGGTGCATGTGGTTGGCTCTGCGGGTGGAGATAAAGTTTTCCAGCCGGTTCAGTTGTGCTACGCCGATAGCCGCTAATATGTCAGGCATTTTCAGGTTGTAGCCGGGGTAGCTGTAGCAATACTTGTGGTCATAGTCTCCATCAAACCTATGCCCACAGGCGTTATCCTGTCCCGGATCGCAGTAGCAGGAGCGCCCCCAATCACGCATCGATCTTATCTTGCGGGCATAGTTGGGGTTGTCGGTCAGCACCATCCCGCCTTCCCATGTCGTGATGTGATGGGCGCTGTAAAACGACAGGGTTGAGATATGCCCGAACGAACCTGTTCTGTGCCCGCCTATCTTGCTGCCGAGTCCATCACAGTTATCTTCGATGAGTATGATATTCCGCTCATCGCACAGCTTGCGTAGCCGGTCAGCCGGGAACGGGTAGCCTAATGTATGCGCCAGCACAATGGCTTTCGTTTGGCGGGTGAGCGCCTTCTTGACCTGCTCGAAGGTTGGCACAAAGCCGTCCAGTGACACGTCGATGAATACCGGCTTTGCTCCACACTGGAGGATGGGCGCCAGCGTGGTGGGGAAGTTGAGCGCCGTGGTCAGCACCTCATCACCGGGGTTGAGTACCGCCGCACACACCAGCAGGTTGGCAGATGAGCCGCTGTTGACGGGGATGCCGTAGCGCATACCGAGATAGCTTGCCAGTATGCGCCCGAACTCGGCGGTGATATGCCCGGATGACGAATTGCTCATCCAGTCCACGAGCGCACGCGAGGCGGCTTCCAGTTCTTCGATGCCGACGACTTTACCAGAGGGGAGGACTTTCAAACGACCCCCTTGTAATACTCAATTGTCTTAACCAACCCCTCGGCGAACGTGTGCTTTGGTGTCCAGCCCAGCCGCTTTATCTTGCTGATGTCCAGCCATTGACTGTCAATCTCGTTGTTCGTGCCCTGGTAGATGGCGGGGATGTTGTAGCCTAACAGGTCGGTTATCATGCACACCACTTGCTGCACGGTATAGATGCTCTCCCCGCTCACGTTGTACGCTCCGCTTGCGCCATGTTTCATCAGGTACAGGCAGGCGTTGGCGGCGTCACCGACATAGGTATAGTCACGCCTCATCTGCCCGTTGCCGTAGATGACAGGCGGCTGTCCGCTCAGTAAGTTGCGGATGGTCTTTGGGATGATGCGGCTAAAGTTCAGGTCGCCCGGCCCGTACAGGTTGCCGCTGCGCATGATGACGGCGCTCAGCCCGTAAGATGCGATGTAGGTTTGCGCTATCAAGTCCTCGCAGCTTTTGCTACAGGCGTAGGGATGCAGCCCTTGCAGCGGCATATCCTCGGTGTATGGCAGGGTGGCAGATGTACCATAAGCCTTGTCACTGGTGCAAATAAGCACACGCTCCACTCCCACACGGCGGCAGGTGTCAAGCACCTGTACCACGCCCATGATGTTCTGCTCGAAGGTGGAGACAGGCGACTTGTTGGCGTAGTGGACGATGCTCTGCGCGGCGATGTGGTACACCTGCGATATCTCGTACTCGATCAGGATGCGCTCCAATAGTTGCCCATCGCGGATATCCCCCCGCACGCGTGCGCACTTGCGTACACCGCCCGACTTGATGAGGTAGCTGCGAACCTCGAAGTCACGCTCTAAGATGACAGGCGTGTGCCCCTGCTCGATCAGCTTGAGCGTGAGGTGCGAGCCTAAAAAGCCGGTCGCGCCTGTGATAAAAATGTTCCCCGTCCCCGCCATACTTAGATCCCTTCTACAAGCGTCCAAAATTTCTTGATCGCATCATCAACGGTAATTTCCCTGATGGGTGTATGCCAATTGCCTTTATAAAAATATCTATTTACAAGGCAAGTACCGCCGCCAATATCATTAGTCGGTGGCTCTTCGTGATAGGCTTCAATCACTATGGCGGGCTTTATTTCTGATAAGTCATTACATAACCGCTCATAAAATAATTGCTGTCCGTAAGGCATTTCACAGCCGGTGACTTTGTATTCTGTAAATACCCAGGCGTCATTGTGCCAGTCAATAGCACCGTCAATATCGGTTGGAGTAATATTTCCATACCGTAAGCCGGAAAAATCTATTATCTGTTTCCCGCGCTCCCTGTTACGAATTACTCCGCGTTCGTCATTATCGGGCATAGAATTGCACCAAACTTTCTAAATTCACTTGTGAATGAATCGGGGTTATCACCCAAATATAAAATTGCCTGTCCTTGCAATGGCGCTCCCGAAGGGTTGCCGTTCATGTCTATAAACTTGACGCGCCGCCGAATGAAGCACGCAGCAGATGCACAGGATAAAAGAGTCTGAAACCATCCGGTCTCAGTTGCGTTATTCACAAGCACAATGGCTTGTGTCACATCACCGTTTGCGTAATGGTCTGCCAGTTTTTCGCAGAATGAATTTATCAAGTCGCTGGAATATGGCGGGTTCATCCACACGCGCCCATCCCATGAGAAGCGCAAACCATCATCCTCAGCGGTAAAGTAAACAGATGCTTTCACGTTCTGGTTTGCAATCTTGCTGGATGCTGGGTCTAAGTCAATCTCACCCATTACCCGCCGCGCCGCTATGATGTACTCCAATGGCGTATACCATTCGTTGTTGCCCGAGTTGTTGGAAACATGCGGCTTGTGCTGGATTTCATCAACCACTGCCTGAACATGCGCGCCGGTTATCTTTCCATCTGGCGCTGTGTCAAGTGCGATTGCCCACGCTTCGCGCTGTTGTTCGGGTGGTAGGGAAACAAGAGGTCTAACTTGACCTTCGTTGATGGGTAAAAGTGTTACATTTGTAACAGTTTTTAGATTTTGCATAGTTTCAGATGCGGCTATCAATTGCCGCGCACGACTTGCAACCCATCCCCACTTATCCTTGCAATAATCCTCAAATGTGCCAAACTCGGCGCGGTATAACCTGCTATCACGAATTTCAAGTAATGCGTTCCCAACGTCAACAAATGTTTTCAAGCCGCGCTCAATCACGGCTTCACATTGCTCAAGCCTGGACTGTTCTGTATTTGTCAGTTGCGTTTGTTCAATGACTGTCAGCATGTGCTCCTTATTTCACTTGCTTACCAAATGCCTGCTGCATCTGCTTGTCGGGGTTCACGCCCCCGTTGCGGTCAAACGCTTTCATCAGCGCGCCGCCTAGATCGTCCATGGCCGCTTGCTCTGTTTCCATGCGCTTCTTCTCGTCCTCCCACGTGTAACCGCGCTTCTCTGCCACGGTCTGCTTGCTGACAACGCCCATGCGCAGATCGGCTTCCAGGAACTCGGTTTCCTCTTTCTCGTTCTCGGGCAGCGGGTCGGGCCAGGTTAGCTCACACTCTGCCTCGCCCATGTTGGAGAGGATCAGCAAACGGCGGTTGATCTCTTTCAAGCCCCAACCGTAGAGTTCACGCTTGCTCTCCATCTTTTGCAAGGCGTCCTGGTAGATGACCTTCAGCCCGAAGTTGGTCAATTGCCCCAGCCTGTCCTTGATGGTGGCAACGTCGACGGTGCGCGTGGTTTCAAACATCGACTGCCGCAAGTCCTCGATGTGCACCATCACGGCGTTCAGGTCGCCTAACTCGGGAAGCTGATAGAAGCCGTTTCCCTCACCTGTCGGGAAATTGATCATTGTGTCCGGGCTTTCGGCTACATCATCACCCTTTGCTTTTCTCTTTTTGCCGTCCACCTCCACGTTATTGGCTGGTCTGACGTTCATCCCAACGCTCCAGCGTTTCGGGTGCGCGTAATAACGGATAATCTTGTTGCGGTTGCTGGTATTGAGGTTGTACTGGTCTTGCAGCCCGATCAGTTCCTCGGTGATATCAGGTGTGCCCCAGGTGTCGCCGATATTGATCATGTTCTGCCAGTGCACAACAGGCGGAAAGTCGTAGTCCCACGGTATACTTTCTTTCAACTCCCATTTATCGCCGGATGCCTGGCTGTTCTCAGATAGCTCCACCAGCCACTGCTCATTCTTCTGTAAGGACGTAACCTCTTTGACCCCCATCTCACGCCCGTTGCGGTCAGTGGTCTTGTACTGGTAGATATATTTCTCGACCTTCGCCATATCATACGGGTCAGTGCGTATGTCCATCAGTGAGCTGTCCAGGGCGATCAGCTTGTATGTGCCGTCATCCTGGGGGGCGATCTTGCAAAACACCATACCGCTCTCGCAGCCGTTCTTTGCCAGTGCCTGAAGCAGGTCAGGCTTTTTGTTGGCTTTCCATACCTCATCGACAAAGTCCTTTATGGGGGTGGATTTCTCAACCGGGTCGCCTTCCTCATCCGTGCCGGTTGACTCACCATAGTCAAACTCGACGCCCTTTCCGAACAGGATCGACACGGAGCGGTCAACGATCAGCCCGATATAGTTTGTGATCTGGTTGTCGTTGTAGCCGTCGCGTGAGGGGCGCAAAAATAGCTTCTGCTTGCCCAAACGGTACTCACGCCGCCCGAGTATCGTATTGGCACGCTCGAGATATGCGCTCTCAACGTCGCCTAGTATCCAGGTCAGCAGTCGTGTGCGTATGTTGTTTAGCCAGCTCATGTGTCCTCCTACCAGTCAGCAAAGGGATCTAAAATAATTTCCGATTTACGATTGACGCACCACAACATGAGAGCACGCGCTATTACCGTGTCGTCATGCAGTCCCTCGGGTGCGCTGTATTGACTTCTCCCCGTGATGGCTGATACCTTGCGTTCGTATGCCTCAAGCTCCCCTGTCCAAACGGGGTCCGCCTGAAACTGCCACTCTGCGCGCTCGAACGCCAGCGCCATATTCTCGATCAGCGGCGGCTTGCTGCTGGGTGTGGTGTCAAACGCAACCACCGGCAGCCCGGCACGCTGAAGTGCCTCGAAGCCCGGATCGCCGATGCTGTTACGCTCGACGCAGGCCAGGTTGACATGCCACTTTTGCATGACTTGCGTGAGCTGCTTGTATTGATGCGCCCACTCAATCTGGTTGAACCTGTCGCGTGCGATCTCACACTGGCAGTCATCGCAGCCGATGCTAATTGCGGTAAAGTCGTTTTGTTTGCCCCAGTCCACGCCTGCCACAATGTAATGACCATCATGCACATCAGGCGTGGTATTCTGCGCGTTCAGACACGCCATAATATTGCGGAATACAGCGCCTTGCCCCTCGACAAAGTCAGCCATGTACTCCTGCCTGAAGATGTCAATGGGGGTTGACTTGAAGATGTTGACCAGCTCAGTGAATGGGATGTCAGGGTTCTCAAACGGATGCGGTTTGCGCACAAGCTGCCCGTCGACGATCTCGCAACCCAGCGTCGGGATCTGCCAAAAGCGCGAATCATCCCGATCAGCCGCGGCCATGCACTCGGCAAAGAACCAGTTACGCCCCTTCGGTGTGCCCATGCCCCACAGGTCGCCGTTTGTGTCCATCAGCATAGCACGCACGACCTCGTAATATGCGCGTGGGTTGATGTCTGCCACCTCGTCAAAGCCCACACGGTCAGCGGTATGACCTCTGGCGTTATCGGGATCATCCATCGAGCGGTAGATGATGACGCCGCCCGTTTTGGGGAGCGTGGCTGTCATGGTTGACTGCTTGAAGTCCATCACACCGGCGGCTGCTTTGGTTGTTTCCCCCCAGCCGATGCGCACCTGGTCGAAGGTTGGAGCACCCCACAGGAAGCGCTTACCGGTGATAACAGTATCAATCGCCAGCGCCATCATCAGCGTGGTTTTCCTCCACCGGCGACCCGCAGATAACCAGTTGAAGCGCCTTGCATCGCGCCTAACCCCTATCTGACCCGGATGTGGGTATGGCAGCCTGATTACGCCAGTCGTTGACATACTCGACAAGTAATTTTCCTCCATCTGCGCCGGTGACCTCCTGGCGCTCCACATAGCCTCTATGTTTGCCCTTCGTGGACAGGTAATACTTGATCGCTGATAGGTCGCTGCCCTGTATCGCCTCAATCAGCTTGGCTTCTGCCAGGTCGGTGACTGTCTCGCACTCATCCTGATACGCCTGCTGGATCGTTGGATAGTTGACGATGTACTTCTTGGCAGTGTGCCAGTCGCAGCCTATCCGCTTGGCAATCGTTGATATGATCCCGGCTGATTTCGGGATTGCATCGAGGAATTGCTTGGCGGTGAATAATTCTTTACCCATTCGTTATTCTTCGCGGATCATAAAAAAAATTAAGACTTATAAGCATTGAGGGCAACTCGTTTTGCTTGTCCTAATGAGTTAAACGTTCCGAGTTCGGTTATTTTTGGAGTTCCCCATAAATAATCGTTTGCTCTATTCGTAGCCATATGAACTTTGAAACCACCACCACCCAATGTCCGTATCCGCACAAATTTAGGTCCGTTTGGGTCGCCTAAAAAAAGACCTCGATGGTCACTTGAAAATCCACCACCCCCGCCCCCGCCTCTCCCACCACCACCTGATCCCTTAGCCATTTTTGTTATCCTCCTGCTCACCAAAATATAGCCAGCCGTTTGACTGGCACATCTGCTTGACCTGCTTACCACCGCCGTACACGACAAATAAAATAGACGGTGTTCCGGCGTGTTCCACCGCCATCTGATACTCTTTCTCGGTTGAGCTCATGCGCTCGGTGTAGCCCCTGGTAGCCCATGCCTTCCAGCCCTTCGGGATACCCAATAAGTTGAGCGAATAATGCACCTCTGCCACGTTCAAATCCGCGAACACGCGCACGCCGTAGGACTGCCACCACCTCGCCATCCAACGCTTGCGGTAAATCTGCCACAACGCAACAGCGGGGGGCATCTGGATATAGCAGGACCAATTCGGCTCAACGATGTTCACACACTGCGTATTGAGGATCGGCGATGGGTCGCGCCATAATGCCTCATAACGGTAATCTTCGGTGTAAAAGTGCCAGGTGCCAGGCATCCGGCGCTTTCGTTCACTCGCTCCCCATGTTTCAAACGGTAAATCAAGGGCGGAGGCCTGCAAGTTGATATCAAGCAGCGGCACGCCCCAATCGTTGTCTGAGGGCCAGACTGCATCGGGTACATCACGGCGGGTTAACTCAGGTTCGGCTTCCGGTTCGTCAGGCGTAACAGCCGGTACACTAAAACCAAAGTCCTTTTCCGTGAAGCCAAAATCAAATAGATCCCCAAGATCGAAATTATTTGCGAGAAGGTCAAAATCCCATTTGCCCTGGTTGCGATTGAGGCGGATAGCCAGCTCTGCCGCTTCGTTTGGCGTGAGCATCCGGTCAGGCACGCGCACATCCACCACATAATCCAGCCCGTACATCTCGATCAATCGGCGTCTGCGCTGGTGCCCACCGATCAGGGTATTGTCTGCGTTGATAATCAGGGGATCGGCAAGGCTGAATTTATCCAGCGACCTGTCCAGTTCATGCGCATCATGTTCGAGCAGCAAGCGAGGGTTATTTTCCCACTCTCGCAGTTCGGACAGTTTTCGCTTTTCGTTGGTCCAGGTAATCGCCAAATCCCGCTCCTCTATGCCGTCAGCCTGACCTCAGCGCGGTGTGTCGAGCCCGTAAGTGGGCAATCTGGCTGGTCAGGCTTCTGGCTCGTATGGCATCGGGGGGTTTGGTTCAGGGGTCTCGGCTCTGGGCCGTAGAATCAAAAACGCCCGATGCTTATTTAGCATCAGGCGCTCATCTCTGATAGGTGCCATCCAAAGCGACGGCGTGCAATAAATCTATGAATATAGTATCAAATCAGCAACAAGAAGTCAATAGGCAATTCAATCAAATTTCGGCTTTTCTATCAAACACCAACATTCCATCAAAAGATTTTCTCTATCATTTGGGAAATACTTTGCATCCAAATCTATTCTGTCATACCTATAAAAAAATGTTCCCTCCAATTGATTATATTTTTTACTGACAATTGCAGCATGGTAAATATAGCTATAACCTAAATCCTTAATACTCGCAATTACATTTTCAATTGTGGCTGGTATATCTGATTCTTCAAAAATAGATTCTAAATCTTCAAAATCAATTTCAGTATATCGAAATGCAACAATTATATTAGCTCCATCAGGTGGTTCTTTATCCTCAAATTTATGCCAATCCATTTGTTTCTCCTTGATGAATAATAAGACAATGATAATCTATTTGTGGCAGTCCTCATGCCAAAACTGTTTATTTTTGCACACGTTGCATGTGATATGCGCGTCGCCGATTATCTCGCAGTTGGCGACCACCAGGCGGCAGGGTTTGTGTGGTTTGCGCAGCACCTCACCAATCAGCGCGCCGCAGCGGTCGCATGTCCACCAATTGTTATAGTTCAGTACAGCCGTACCGGCGTAATAAGCGGGTTTAATTTCAGTCATAAGCATCGTTGATCCTTACCAAATAAGATTGAGAATTACACATACAGCAATGCAGAAAACTATGAAACCCCCGGTCATAAAATACATTTCATTAGCTGATCTAACTGCAACAAAATATTTATCTTGCTGCGTTTGGCTAATATCTTCGCTGTACTCATCTCTGGCGTCATGCGATGGACACCACCCATCTTCGCTATATTCTATTTTGCGCTTTGGGCACATATAATAAATATGTTTCTTTATTATTTTTTCCCCATTTTTTTGATCGTAGCTAATGATCTGATCGGCTTGACGTTTTATAAGTTTCTGCCCACATTCAGAACAGTAGAAAATGGTTATCATCGTTGCTCCTTTAGTGCTTCCTGTGCCAATTTGCCCCCGTCGCGTAGTACCGGCGTTGTGCCGTCGTAGTAACCGATTGTGTCGTGATCGTAGTTGTAGGGGTTGGCGTAGAAGGCAAGGGCGGCGCGGAGGCGCCCTACCTCCTTCAGCGTGGTCCAGGCGATGCGGGCGCTGGCAAGTAAGCCGATTAAGATGCCCACAAACAGGATAAATCCACCAACGTAAGAGTAGACTATTATTTCCATCATCGCTGCTCCTCTGCGTCCTTGAAAAATCCATGCGCCGCTAAAAACGGGATGTACCCCTTGAACTCGGCTTCCACTTTGCGCAGCCGCTCAATCTCCAATTCCTGATCGAATATTTTGTCCAGCACGTTCCAGTCAAACGCCTCAGCATCCTCGCCCTCGATTTTTGCCGCTACGTTGAGCGCCCGTTGCAGCCGCATGTTCTCGGCTTTCAGCGCCCACACCTGGCGCCAGAGCGGTTCTGGGTTATACGTTTCAGGTTCGCTCATCATTGCTCCATCTCGCGCTATAAAAATCCTTCTGAACCATCGGTATCGCCATCCCATGAATCGGTAGGTGTAGGAAAGGCATTTGTCCTACGTCGAGAACTAGAGTGATATGTAGAAGGTACTTTATGCTTTTTATCTGGATAATGAATATTTCTTATTGGTGGTTTATATTCAATAATTAGTTTTGGGGTTGGCTCTTTAGTTTTTCTAATAGAAAACCTTTTGAAATTCAAAGGCCAGTCCATTAAAATCCACATAATAATTGCAATCATACCCAATCCTCCCAACACAACATAACAAAAAAAATTTTGTTCACAATATTCATCACGAGTAAGCCATGTGAATAAAGTTGCAATAACCCAGGTTATTGCCCAAAATATAGCTATCTGAATACCAATGTCCATCATCCCTCCTCCCTCTCCCGCATGCACGACAGGACGGTTAGCCACATCGCAACACCTCGATTGCTTCCTCGACCGTCCTGACCACATGCACCGGCGCATCCCACACGTCAATGAATTTCTGCTCGGCAGCGGTCAACCTGCCTTTGGGTCCCTTAACTTCGATCAGGTGATTGTGCCCGTGATACGAAATTGTCAGGTCCGGGTATCCATGTCCGAGACAATGGCAATCCCACACAACGGCCCCGGCGGCGCGCAGGGCGGCGATTATCTCGGCTTGATTGAGGTCGACGCGTTTAGGGGAGCCATTAGGCATGGGCGCTCCTGACGGCTTGTAATGCAGCCTCGCAAATAGCACGCGGAGCAGTGACACACGGGGCATACCAACTAAAGGGGATTCCGCAGTCTGTAAACTCAGCACAGTAATGATTGCCTCGATCCCATAACTTTAAGGCTCTCTCCAACTCCCGCATCCGCTCCACTACCTGCCAGGCGTCCCGAATATCACTTGAATAATTCTCAAGTTCTCCCCCCATAGCCGGACTTAGTGGATCCGCATAGCACGGGAATTGCCCAGATGGTTCTTTGTGCCATTCGTTTGTGCATGGGACCAACCCCATCACTTCCACCGCAATTAATTTATCCAATTCTCTATCCGTCATGCTGCTAATTTCGTCTGTCATTTTGCCTCCAACAAACTGAGTTGATGTACCTCAATTGTCAATTCCTGTTCGATGTCGTATTCTTCCGGATATTTCCGCATGTGCTGAGCTACGCGTGAATCCGGGTAATATTTCAGGATGTGCTTGGCGTAACATCTTTTGCAAATTACGGTGTTCTCAGCGACGCCGTTATCAGTATCTGTATAGCAATAACACACCCGAGGATCTTGTAATTTGTGGTCCCCATATTCGCAAACATCACGAGGTTTTCTTGTTACGCTCATCTCCCCTCCCTCATCACCGGCACGCCGTGCGCCTGCTGGTTGCGCCTGCCGACAACGATCTTAGCAGCCGCAAGCGTTGTTCCGCATACCGAACAGTGCTGGGCGCAGGTGCGGCATAACCTGTAACAGTGCGGGCACTGCTGGAAGCGGGGCAGGTACGGCTTCTCACCTGCCGCTTTCTTGCGCCGTTTGTATGTGCGGTTGCCCTCGGCTTTCTTGCGCAAATATGCCAGGTCGTTGGCTTTGCGGCGCAGGTAGTTTGCCCGCTCGAGCTCCCTGTCATGCAAATACTGGCACGGTGCGCAGCGTTTGACGTTGCCGTGCAGGGCGGTGATGTTGGCTCCGCAGGCACAGAAGCGGGGTTTGCGGCGGGTCATTGGGCCTCCAAAATAGCGTAAATACACGGCTGACGGTCCTGTAATTTCGCCGGGTTGGGTTCATCATCCTCAAGGGCAAGCCAACGCGGTTTTCCGGCGTATTCAATCCTTGCGCCACTATCATCCAGCACAGATATTGCCCGCACCTGATAGATTGGCAAAATTATCACGCTCATGTTTCCGCACCCCTGTTCCGTAATCGCCTTGCGTACCCACTTCATAACGCCACCAGTAAAAGGTGGATTTACCCAGTTTCGTTTGCCCCACGACACCAATAGACCGTCAAAACCATCTGGTCTTGGATGCGGGCACGGGTCAAAGTCAAAGTTGAATTCAAGTTGCAACTGTTCCATCAACTCAGGCGGGGTAAGCCAGTAGTGCTTACCGTCGCTCTTTGCGCCATCTGTGTAGGTCATCCTTTCCCCTCTCTCCCGTCTATCTCGCGTAATTTTTCCGTCCACACCTGCTTACAGATCGCACACCCTGAGATATGCTCAATCCTCTGTTGCATAAGTTCATCAATGGCGACATGGATGTTCTGCGAGCCAGCTTTTACTAACTCTAGCTTTTTGTCTATGACACCTAGGAAGTCAGCGCAGTAAGTCATGTAAACTTCTTTTTCGCTCATCCCAACACCTCCATCACCGGCTGCGCAACTTCGGCGTAGTGGGCGGCGCGCTCGCGGCAACGTGTGGCGGCTGCATACATTTCGATGGCGTCAAACGCATCGGCAGCCCGTTCGTATGCATCGGGGTCGTTTGCGCGCTCAGCTTCGACGCGAAGATAAATGGCGGTTTCATAAGCCGTTTTCATTTGTGCATCCTTTCTGCGAGTTGTTTGATTTCGTTGCCAGGTCCAAGGCTGCGCGCCCGGTCGATGTACTCACGCACCTGGGGCAGCATCTGCGCATCGGAGATAACGCCGTTCACCGCTTCCTCGTATGCCTTGTTCCAATGCGCCCGGTCAGCGACCGGGTTGTCAGTTGGGAATGTGCGCGGCCAACCCAGCATCTCTGCCACTCGCCTGACAATGGGGTGCCGCCAGTGATACTCACACCTGACGACGCTGTAACCAAACTGGTCAAGAGCGGGCGTATATGTCCGGCGATTACTGATGGTGATCAGATCCTCCCAGGCTTCGGCGGCTGTTGGTATGCCGTCTGCCTTGCGCCGGATCTCAGCGATGGACTTGCGGATCTCATGCACGGATGGAAAAAAAGTATTGCTGGTGACACAGTGGGCGGCCCCGGCCCGGAGCTGGTCAATCGGAATATCTGCCAGGAACATAACGTATGCCTCGATAGTTTCCTGTTTGAGTTCAAATTTCGGGTAAGTGCGTGCCAGTAACTTTAAGACGTTAACAATTTCGGCTTCAGTTGACATCAATAACCTCCTCCTGCGGGGTGATCTTCGCCATGTACGCGTCAAGTGCATCAAGGGAGGATGTGAGGGGAGTTTTGGTTTTTTTCTCGCTTTTCCATTTTGGCCCCATGGTATTCATGCTATTGATCGCCTGACGCATCGAGGACATATTCTGTTTCGCGCACCACTCAGCCATATCCTTCACTTGTTCGATGCCATAACGCTCTATAAGGATGTCAACCTGGTCAGGCTGCTTATGGTCCGTCCACAATACCTTGATGATCTTGCGGATTTCTTCAGAGGGATTTGGCGGGGCAGCCTGTATATCTGTCTCTGACTCTGTTTCTGTTAATCTGTTTCTGTTAATCTGTGTAACGTTTCGTTTCAATTTCGTTACATCATCGTTGTACTGTTCGTGCTGCTTGCGTTTCCTGTGTTGTTCTACGCGCTCAGACACGGTAGAGGCCTTTTGGCGTTTCTCGAAATTAGGGATAAACCAGCCATTCGGGATACTTTCAAGAAGACCAGTCGATACTAACTGGTCAAGGTCCAATTGAAGATCATCTGTGGACATCCTCAGCATCCATGCAAGCTGGCGGGTATCCGGTAATTTACCCGACTTATCCTGGCATAGTCTCCCGGCAAGTAAACACAACTCAGTGAACCGTCTCCATATGCGATCAGGCAGGGTTGCCATCTTCGGATCGTCAATGATTTCGTGATACCACTTAATCCAGTAATCAGGCATTATTGTCTCCACTCGGCAAGCGTCTTATCCCGTTTTGATCGGTTGCAAACAAAGCAGGCTGTTACAAGATTGTCATCGTCGTTACTTCCACCCCTGGCGATTGGCGTCACATGGTCGCACTCCAACTTAACTCCACGCTTTCCACAGTATTGGCAGGTGTAATCGTCTCGTTTGAAAATTGCGGATCGTATTCGTCTCCATACCTCTGAAGATGGACGACCTACCTTGCTACATACCTGCTTCTCCCAGTTAACCAGTTTGCCGTCTTTGATGATGCTTTTGTCGTTCATAGCGCTGATGACTGCTGTAATCTCAACCTCATCAAAGCCGGAGTAGACCGCATATACTTCCGTGTCAAAACCCTCCACTGTTCCACGCTCGGGCTGCTGGCTGGCGTAGTCCATCAGCGCCCAGGCTATTGCCGATACAATGCCGGTCTTTACACCGGACCTGGTAGCGATGACGGGCCATTTTTTATCCATCGGTGCATCATGCCAGGATCTCCACCATAAAAAGTTAGCCATATTTCCTCCCGTTGTCTGGCTCTCCCCCTCCTGGGGCCGGGAGCTACCCGGCCCGTCACAGGAGGAAAAGGAGAAAGGATAAGTGCTATTCCACCGGTCTACAGACGACCCCAAAGCCGCCGTAATATCCGTTATGTTCGTTGTGGGTGGCACAGGTAAACTCGCCTTTACTGGTTTTGATAACCAAAAACTGAACCTCATGCTCGCCATATTCACCAGGCTCATTCGGTGCATCTCTGAGTTCAGCTTCCACAAAAACAGATCCGCTAAAATCCTCCAATTTGTCGTCAGTGACCATGTATCTGTTTTCGCAGCAGGATTGACCATCATCGAAAAGTTTGATTTTTTTACCATCTTCAAAATCGAAAAGTAATTCATCGTCGATCATCTCGACCTTTTTGATTACTTTGCCGTACGAGGCGTTAAGTGTGTTTACCGTTTCTTCATTGCCTCCCAAATATCCAGGCATTGCGCCAATTCCTATGTTTCCCATTTCTATATCCTTTCGCTAAAAATAATTGCTACGCCCACTCCCCCACCCTCACCGGCAGCTCCACCGGGATGGCGCGGCGGCGGGCGATATTTGTCAGGGCGTTCACTGCGCTGCTTCCACAATCGCCTTGGCATAGCTTTCGCGGATCAACTCACGCACAACCGCGCTCATGCTGCGGTCCTGGATTCTCGCCAAAGTTGTAAGCTGGCGGCGCAATTCCTCATCCAGCACGATCCGCACAAATTCATATCCGTAATCTTTTTTCGGTTCATCTTTCATAATGGCTCCTGTAAATTAGCAGTAAACTAATACTAATTAGTATTGTACCTAATTTTGCTAAAAAGTCAATAACGAAATGCAAATTGGTACTAGTCAATTAGGGAAATTTGTGGCAAAATAGAAGCAGGTAGAAAATCATTAATACGAAGAAAGTATAAGGATGGACACATTTGGAGAGTTTTTACAGAGGAATTTAACAGAGCGTGGTATGCGGCAGGCTGATTTAGCCCGCGATACCACACTCACCACGGCTGCCGTGGCGTTGTTGGTCAACAACAAAGTGCAAAAACCACAACCGGAAACATGCCTTAAGATTGCCAAAGCGTTTAGGCTACCATTTGCCGTTGTTTTGGAAGCGGCAGGGTATCCATCCCCAGGATCGCGCTATGGCAATACTGAGTTGTCTGAGTTGTCGGTTATTGTCCCTGAGTTGTCTGAAGATGACCGGCGGCGATTGTTGGATCTTGCGCGTGTAATGGCTTCCCGGTAGGGCGGAGCAGTTCATAGCCGTTCTGGTCAAGCCAGTTGCGCACGATTCGCCAAGTTATGCTTTTGATAATGATACTTAGCTTGAGTCTGGTTTTTTGAACGATAGCGTGGGGTTTTGGCATATGGGATCTCACAATGGGGGAATAGTAGGATGAAAAAAGAGTACAGCCAGATTAAAACTAACTAATAATAGTATATCAGTAAATTTCAATTTATCCCTAAAATTCATTCAATTAAATATAAATTGCCTCTTGACATTTTGCTAAATTTTGCTAAAATACTAATTAGAAATAGTAATATAGCAAAACCAATTAGCATACAGGAGGCTCCATGACCACCCCAACCCCCACCGCCCTCGGGCACGACGCGCAAGGCTTTGTGACCGTCGACGACCTCGACACGCTGGTCGAGCTGCCACTGCCGGTTGATATCCCGCCGGGCGAGATGCTGGCCCGGATCTGCGGCCACTGCGAGATACCCGACTGCTTCGCGGTTGACGTTTGCCCGCTGATCGAGTACCTGCGCACCCCAGCCGTAAGCGGCGGCGCAGACATGACCGACGCCACCCGTGGCGATATGATGGGATTTTAGGAGGCGTAACGTGAGGAAAACCCCGTACACAAAGGCTGATTATATATCAAATAAAACTATCCGCCTTTACATGGATGCAAACATACAGGATCATGTTGACCCACTTACAGGCGAGGTAAACGCGACCAGTTTATCAGAGGACGCTTGCACACATTTCGATTGTTTTGATGGCGACGAGATACCGGATAAATTATTCACACTGGCACAAATTACAGCAACCAGGTATGAAATAAAAACTGGTATCAGAGAGTCAACTATCCCAAATAGTTTAGGCGGCTTGATTAATAGCCGTGATGCTGATTGGTTTTAGGAGGCATAACATGAACCGCAATTTGTCGCCCATAGGATACATAACCACCCTCGTATATGTCGCCCTCGAAATGTTCTGCTCCATGTGGGCATACATCGACGAGCTGGCTGGTCTGACCGTGCTTGTCCTGCTGGTAACTATGCTGGTCTGGTTGGCGCTGCTCTTTGGAGGTGCGCTGTGATGAGCAACCCCTACGGCAAGCGCTCTAATACCACTATGGCGTTGATGCTGGCGATGGCGCTGGAACAGATGAATAACCCTCACCCAATTCCACACCCACTCAAACGAAAGCCCACCAGTGAAATCAGGCGTGAACGGCAGATCCTGCGCAAGCGCGCGGATGCCAAAGCCAAGACCCGCCGCAAAATCGCAACCAAATCCCGCAAGGCGAACCGGAGGAAATGATGAACCACTACTCGCACAACCTGAACGGACTACGCAAGCCGCACTACCTGATCGAAGCGCTGAACTATCTTGACGAGGCAGAGGCTATCTTCAGCGAACACATTGACCACATACCCGCTGATGGTATCAACAGCGACCCCGCTTACGAGAGTGCATACTTCCGGCTGAAAGATCAGCTTGACAATGCACGCGCCAACGCCCGCCAGATGGAAAGCCGCTGGGATGCTGAACAGCGGGCAGAGCGGGAGGGGGGGATCGCGGTTGTAATCCCGGCGAATGTTAAAACAACAGTCGATTCAATTCTGTACACCAAATAGAAAGGTTAAAGAAATGTCAGAAACAACAGCACTAGCCCTCAGGGATACCGTAATCAGCAGTTTTGACGATGTGGCAAAAGTTGCTACAGCCATGACCAAATCGGGCTTTTTTGCCGACAGTAAGGAACAGGCGCAAGCCATCACCAAAATTTTAGCAGGCAGAGAGATGGGGTTCGGACCTTTTGCCTCGATGACCGGGATCCACATCATTCAGGGCCGCCCCGCAATTGGCGCTAACCTGATTGCCGCCGCCGTCAAGGGATCCGGGCGCTATAACTATCGTGTCGTAGAGATGACCGAGAAAACCTGCTCCATAGACTTCTATGAAGGCAAAGAGAAGATCGGCAATTCAACCTTCACCGCCGAGGATGCACGCAAGGCACAGACGAAGAACATGGACAAATACCCCCGCAATATGCTGTTCGCCAGGGCGATGTCGAATGGTCAAAAGTGGTTCTGCCCGGATGCGTTCAATGGCGCGACAGTCTACACGCCTGAAGAATTGGGCGCTGAAACAGATCAGGATGGTAATATCATCACTGCCACTTTCAGCGAACAGCCCCCCACCGACAAACCAACCTTCACCTTCAGCCTGGCTGATCACATGGGCGAGATCGTCCTACCAGACAGTGTTCCGCCGCTCATGTGGGAAACCGCCAAGGATGCCAAAAGCAGCAAAGGGGACCCGTACCTTGAGATGACAGACGAGGATATTTATGTCCGCTTCAACTCCCTGATGAAAGCCCTGCCCTCTTACGCTGGCACGAAGCTGGAGAACGGGCAACTCAAATTGGCAGAGCTGCACGCCCACCTGATGCACCGGTTGGGCGCATAAGCGCAAATAGCACAGCGGTTGCCGGCCCGCACAAAACCGGCAGGAGAATAACATGCCACGCATAATGATAGAAATATACATCAACGGGAAAAAGCACCGCCTTTGGGGGCAATTCGGTTGGTACCCTGGTGAAGAGTTCAAACTACTTGATGTGACCCTGTTCGACATCACAGAGTATTTGGTCATCATTTTTCAAATTCAAATTGCGAAACTGCTCATCGGTTTCGGTATCCAAAGTTACGACAACTAACCCCCCTCCCGTGCCGACGGGTAATCCGGCAGAGAGGTTTGATGATGGCACACACACCGAAAGAGTGGAAAGTAAGTTCCTGGGATGATAAGCCTTGCGTTAAATATCCCGTTGAAGATCTGGACGGTTGGCAGCATTGGGTCCCGCAAAACGAATACTATCTTGATGGCAGCGCCCTCGACGATGCCCGCTTTATCGTCCAGGCCTGCAACTCGCACGAAGCCCTGCTGGAAGCGTGCAAGGCGGCGTTTGCTTTTGTCGAGATGCACGCCGAGAGAGAGGAAGAGCCCGGACCCGTTGCCGAACTACGCGACCTACTCCGTGTCACCATCGTCAATGCAGAGGAGGGGTAGGATGGAATTCAAAATATGGCGCTGGAAAATATCGATCACCGAGCGGTTTAGCCCGAACCTACCTATAAACAAATATTGGCGCAGAAACCTGGCTCATTCTGTCGATCAAGATGTCCCAATTCTGTACCGCGACCTGAAAATAGAGCGCATTAAATCCTTGCGCAACTTGAAACAGTGCGGACTGGTCGAGGCGAAATACTGGGTCGAAATGGCATATTACGATGATGGTTATGGGAGGGTAGCATGACCGACGACTTGTATTGCCTTCAGGGCGACGACCCCCGCCACGACCTGCCCGCCGATACGCCCTGCTGCGGGTTCTGCGGGTTGAGTGATTT